CTGATATCGGAACACCTTCAACAAAGACTGTTGGTGCTCCGGGGCCGATAATCAATCCGCCTCCCGCCATATCAATACCTACTCTACAAGTTGTCATACTATTATTTATGCAGTTTCTACTATTTCAGCATCAACTTCTTTAGCATTGGCTACTAATTTAAGATAGTCTTCTTCAGGCTTCTGCAATGTAGGGCAAATAGTTAGAACTTTATTAAGGGAAAATATAACTTCACTTGAATTTCCTGTATACTGATAAGGTACTGCCGCAACTTCTCCGTCAGTAATTACTATTGTCATAGGATATTCACATGTAACGTTTTTATCTTTTGCAACATATCCTATCATCTTTGTAATAAGTTCTACTCCGGATGTTAGTTTTATTGTTACTGTTTTGCCAATAAGGCTTTTGATGTCATACATAATTTTACTCTGTGTGTTTGTTCTACTATTTATAATTAGTTATCTAATAGTTCTTGAATTTTAGGTATTGCAAATTCGTGTGACCATCCTTCTTGTGCTTGTGGACTTAAATGATGTGTATACTTTGAGCCTGGTTCTAATTCTAATCCTTGTTCCTGCATACGTTTGTGATCGCCTTGTAATGCATAAGAAATACCGGGTTCTAATAAATTTGCATCTGGTACAAAATCCCATAAGTGCCCATCTATAGTTAATGTAGGCCTATTATCATGGTCGCTACTTGATAGATTTGTTTGTGTTTGTTTAAATGTAAATGTATTTGGGCAAAATAAAAACTTTACATTGTTCTGTTGCATCTGGTGTACAGCACTTTGCATCATGTATATTTGTTTATGTGCTTCTAAATCATGATCATACATATTAAGATACCATTTCCTAAATGCATAAAATTGAGATTCTGTAAAGTATTGATCTAGCATCCACCAATTATAACATGCTTCTTCATATGTACAAGATAAATTATTTTCTAAAATACTTACAAGACTTTGGCTAGTAATTACCGGTGTATCTTCAGGATATTCAGGATGTTGTTTTCTTGTAAAGTTACCCTCAAGGGAACCATTACTTCCTTTTGTTTCTACATCATAGGATAATTGGGACAAACCCTTTTGTATATCATACTCTTTGCCTGTATTATTCCAACAAATTCTACATGCTGTAGTCCAATTTACAATTATAAAATCTGCTTTTAGATGTTTTATTGCATAGTCGATTTGCAGTCTTATACCAAAATTATCACAAGCAGGTCTGGCAATATTTTCATAATCCCATCCAAAATGTTTGGAAATGTAATAACCGTATTCTGTATCTAAGTTATTAGGGTCTCTTGAACTCCAACTACACCCACATACAACAAGTTTCATTACAAACTTAGGCCTTTAAATGTATCTTTAGACACATCTTGCTTTGTTCCGCCTATAACATAACTACTTATTTCTGTTTCTTGTGGTGCTACTTGCACACTACCTCCAGTGATCCATTGCTGGGTCCAAGGTAAAGGATTAGAGCCTGTGTTATATATCTTTTCTTGTCCTACGGCGTGCATTCTTTTACCAGCAATAAATTCTACATACTGACATAATAGTTCTGCATTTAATCCAATAATACTACCATCTTTAAATAAGTATTCCGCCCATGCTTTCTCTTGTTCTACAGCATCTACAAACATCTGTGTACACTCTGCATAAGTTTCCTTTTGTATCTTTGCAAAGTCTTTATCATCTTGTGGTAAAAGTTTTAACATTGTCTGTGTACTTGCCAAATGAACATTTTCATCTCTAGCAATAAATTTAATAATTTTAGCATTACCTTCCATTCTTTTAAGTTCAGCAAATGCCCAACTACATGCAAAACTAACATAAAAACGTACACCTTCTAATATGTTTACACTCATTAAACACATCCATATTGCTTTCTTATGTTCATATTCGTCATACTTTTTACTACCTTGTTCTTTTAGTAAATTATGTTCTATAAGTTTATCGTAATTTGCTGTAATACTATCAGCACAATCTACAATTTCTTGTATGTCTAACATTTCATCAAATACTTTGCTAGGGTTTGGATAAACATTTCTTATAATATGTGTGTAACTTCTACTATGTATTGTTTCACTGAACGCCCAAGTTTCAATCCATGTTTCTAATTCAGGAAGACTTACTATAGGCAGGAAAGCAATATTAGGTGAACGACCCTGTACACTATCAAGTAGTATTTGTCTTTTTAAATTACTTGTAAAGATATGTTGCTCATGATCTGTCAAGTTTTTAAAGTCAGTAGCATCTTTAAGAATGTCTACTTCTTCTGGTCTCCAAAAGAAACCTAATTGTTTATCTGTAAACTTATCAAACTGTTTATATTTAAGTGTATCAAATCTCTGCATGACTGGACCGCCAGTCGGATCTAGAAACATTGTTACTTTAGTATGATCTGCTCTATTTTTTGTATCTAATACTGTCATATTTTACAACTCTCGCAATCTTCATCGTCAATCATACCTGCTTCTAATTCAGGTAGATTGTCTTCTTTGTTAATATCTATTTCACCTTGTCCGTCGTATGTGTTATTGTAGTATAACTGTTTGCCACCATATTTATAAAAATTAATGACATCAGTTAGTAGAACACTCATTGGCACTTTTTCATCTTCAAAGTGTTCTGGATTGTAAGATGTATTTACCGAAATACCCTGGTCTATGTACTTCTGTAATACCGCCATGATTTTTAAATATCCTGCAGGAGACTTTTGTTCCCATAGTAAATCATATTTGTTTTTATAATATGGAAATCCAGGTACAACTTGTTTCAATACACCATGCTTACTTTGTTTAATACTAATATAACTTCTTGGTGCCTCTATACCATTTGTACTATTACTAATTTGTGCAGATGTTTCTGCAGGCATTAGTGCCATTAATGTACTGTTTCTAATACCATGCTCTTTTAAATCGCTTCGTAATCCTTTCCAGTCTTGTCTCTCTTTATGTTTAACTAAATCGTTAACATCTTCTTTATATGTTTGGTTAGGTGTTATACCATGTCCATATTTTGTTTCCATATTTTTAGGACATGCACCTTTTTCTTTTGCTAGATCGTTACTTGCTTTAATTAAATAATAACTCCATGCTTCTGCCCATTTATCTACTAAGTTTAAGTCTGGTTCTTGATATGTACTATTATTTTTGGCTAACCAATATGCAAAATTAATGATACCTATGCCTAAAGGACGTCTATTCATAGTACTTAATTCTGCCGCTACAACAGGGTACTCTTGATAGTCTAATAGTTCATCTAATGCTCTCACACTTAGATCACAGACCTTTTCAAGTTCCGTTGTATCTTTTAGTACACCCCAATTGATTGCACTTAAAGTACATAGACTAATTTCACCTTCAGGATCATTTATATCATTTAATGGTTTTGTTGGTAAATTAATCTCGCAACATAAATTACTTTGTTTAATAGGAGCAACATCTTCCATAAATGCACCATGCGTATTTGCATGATCTACATTCATTAAATATATTCTTCCTGTGTCTTTACGTTCTGTCATAAATGCAGTAAACAATTCTTGTGCAGGTATAGACTTTTTCTTTATACTTGTCATACGTTCTGCTTTTTCATAAAGTTCTTGGAATTTGTCCTGATCATTAAAAAAGGAATCATATAGTTCTGGAACTTCGTGAGGACTAAACAATGTGATGTTTCCGCCAGTTAAAAGCCTTTCATACATTAGTTTATTAAACTGTACGCCATAGTCCATATGACGCACTCTGTTGTCCTCTGTGCCCTTGTTATTCTTAAGTACTAGTAAGTCCTCAATCTCTAAATGCCAAATAGGATAGTATAGTGTGGCCGCTCCGCCTCTTACTCCGCCTTGGCTACAACTTTTTACAGCACTTTGGAACATTTTATAGAAAGGAATAACTCCTGTGTGAGTTGCATCTCCACTCCTAATCTTAGAACCTACTGCTCTAATACTTCCTCCACCTATACCGATACCTGCTTTTTGACTTACATATTTAACTACAGCACTAGATGTTGCATTGATACTATCTAAACTATCACCTGTTTCAATTAGTACGCAACTACTAAATTGTCTTTGTGGTGTACGCACTCCTGCCATAACTGGTGTAGGCAAAGAAATTTTAAAAGTACTGATAGCATCGTAGTATGACTTTATATATGACATTCTAGTTTCTGCAGGATACTTTGCAAACAATGTTGCCGCAATCATCATATATGCAACTTGTGGAGTTTCAAAAATTTGTCCTGTTGCTCTATTTTGTACTAGATACTTTCCACGGAATTGTTCCATAGCCGCATAAGTTAAAACTTCATCTCTTTCATGTTTAATATGAGAATTAAGTTCGTCTATTTCTTCTTTGGTAAAGAGCTCTGTAAATTGAGAGTCATAAAATCCTGCATCTATATTTTCCTGTATGATGTCACAGAGGCAAGGAGGCTCAAATGTATTGTATACCTGCTTACGCAAATGATAGTTAATAAGTCGTCCAGCAACATATTGATAATTAGGAGAATCTTCGCTGATTAGATCTGCGGCACTCTTTATTAGTGTTTCTTGAATATCTTCTGTTGCTATTGAGTCGAAAAATTGTATCTTAGAATTAATTTCTACTTCACTTGCACTTACACCTGCAATACCTTCACAAGCATACATAACAACTTTGTGTAATTTTTCTACGTTAAGATCTTCTAATGTGCCGTCTCTCTTTTTTACCTGCATGTGTATCTGTGTCCTTAAAAACTATTTTTCCAACAAACATATTTATCCTTATTTTATTGTAACATAAAACAATATAAAATCAAGATATAATTTGTTCTTTTTGTATATTATGTATTTGGAATACTGTAGCATTTTCTTGGACAAAGTCCCAAGTATCTACTTTATTAGGCAAAAAATTATAAACTAAATTATTATGTAATATAACTAATCCAGAATTGCCTGTTATGTTATTACTTATCACTGGATAAATTATTTCATCATTATTTAAGAAACCTTTATAAACTAATGTAGAAGCCAATACTAATGTGATGCCACTTTGACAAAAATATCCTTCATTTACAATTTCGAAAGGGGTTGGCCAACTACTAGGAGTATAATAATCTAAGTATCTTGATTTAACATCTATACGAGAAAAATCCTCTAAGACTTCCTCAATATTAGAGTGATTTTTATTTCTTAAATCTCTCCAAGTTGATAGTCTTTGCTCTGGTGTTTGTGTATTGACAAACATCAATCAATTATGAGGACCAACGACTTATTAAATACTTCATGGTAATTTGCTTACCAGTTGTATTAACAGCCGAAATTTCTATATCAGTTCCGTTTCTCACAGATGTAAATTGCACATCTCCAGTTAATATATGAGCAACGTCAGTAGCCATATCTTGCATAAGTACTTCTGATGCAGTAGGATTAGATTGTGTATTTCCAAACGAGTTTAAAAGCATTTGTCCTACTCTTCTATAGTTTCCATCTGTTGTTCCATCATATACACATGTATAATTTAGTATAAAACTGTCATAACTTGAGGCATCAAGTGTAACTGCTAATTGTGAGGAACCACTATTTGTAATAGTAGCAGAGTTCAAAGAATCAAATGTAGTAATTTTACTACCGCCACCTGCTGTTTCAGATGTTAGTAATTGAATATTTGTATCTAAGTTTAAAAGTCCTTTAATATCAGGATTCGCTGTTGCAAAGTATAATCCGTTTACAATATAATTAAAGTTTTGTGCTTCTTCCCTAGTTTTGAATTTAATAAATTGCTGATCATCAGTATCAGTTAAATTTAAATTGTAAGTTCCTAAGTTGTTAATAGATGTTGAACTAAATTTGTCGTTTACTAAAACACTCGTAAATAAATCTACATCCTTACTATCAAGTATATTATTAAACCATCTTTCTAATTTTGCTTTTACAGTATTATTTGTTCTAGTTTTAGCACCACTTGTTAAACCCAATGTATTAAGTGTACCAGTAGAATCCTCATGTAATGTAAATTCAACACCAGGTCCACTTGCTGAACCAACTGAATCATTAGATGCTTTCGTACTAATATAAATTTTGTTAGTAAATCCAGGTATTAATGCAATGTTAGGAAATTCTGGACTATTTTGTACTGTTGCTATTGCTTCTGTAATAGAAGTATTTCCTGATAAATTTAAACTTAAAACTGGAGTATGGTGTATTTTTGTTATGCCACTTAGTACTGTATCAGCAGTTCCAGATACATTTGCAGTAACTGGATTAGTAGAAGCAATAAAATATGTACTTCCTGAAACACCATTTAATACTATTTTTTCTGCATTACTAACTTGTGAAGCAGATGTTGATGCCTTTAGTTCTACTTTAGCACCAATTGGTAATCCATGAGATTCACTAATAATCTGCACATTAGCACCATTACTAGTAGAACCATAATTAATATAATCTAGGCCTGCAACAACTGGGTTACTTACAGATCCATCTACAACTGTAAATCCTGTTGAAGAAACAGATGTAACTTGATATGTTGCGTTACCGAATTGGGAAACATTAGCACCTATAAATTTTACATAGTCACCATTAGTAACACCTGCAACGTCTCCTGTTAATGTAACAACACTACTTGATGCCGCTGATGCAATAACTGGTCTAGCAGTATACCAAACATTACCGGTTGGTAATGATACTTTCATAGTATTTGTTTGTACATCAGATACGGGTAAAGTTTTACCATGTATCCAACTAGGGCCAAAGTCTGCATTACTGGAATCAGTTGTTGACTTCTCAACAAAAACGTGATCGTTTGTAGAAGCATTACTATATAATGCACTTGTACCAGTTGATATAGTTACTGTTGAACCACTTGCTGATAAGGTAACCGGGGAAATACTTTTATTAGAATTATTACTTACTAATAAATTTCCTAATGTTAAACTTGTAGGATTAGATATAGTGGTACCGTCTTCGTAAATTGCTAAATGTTTAAATTCTAATCCTATGAGTCCGGTTCCAGTTGTTTCATTTACTCTTACTAAGGAATTAGATAATTGTCTATACGCAGGTATACTTTCTTGTGCGTTAAAACTTTGAGTACTTGTTCCTGCAAATACTGTAGTCGTATTTGATATAGATTGCTTAACAGCAGAATTACCGTAATATGTGACTGATATTTCATCTGTCGATAACGGTGCAACTCTATATGCTAATGTATGAGTATTAGAGCCTAATGTAGAAGTACTTAAACTATAATCTGTATCAGCAGATGGTAAAGCACTGGTATTATCACCAGTTAATTTTACTGTATTTTTTAGTACAGTGACATCTGTAGACTTAAAGTTTTCATTTGTTAAAATGTTTTTAATATTGTTTGGGGTAAATGTAATTAACTTAGTATTTGTTAATGTTTGTGCTGAAGATAAAGTTACGTCTAATTGACTTGCATTGCCATTATTTGCTGATGTACTAACAACGGAAACCGTTCCAGTGACCTCATCACCTGACAATACATCACCAGCACTTATAAATGCATTACTAGAACCTACTGTAACTGTTGTACTATTTGATACATTTGCAACTGGAAAAGCAGTAGGACTATTGTAAATATTTGGATTAAATACTGTTTTACCACTTCCACTAAATGTTTCTGTAGTAATACCCCAAGAACTTGATGTAGTAACACCGTCATAAGTTCCTATAGGAAACCTTTTATGTGGTACAGTAAAATGTATAATTCTTGTATTAGAAATACTTACAGAATGTGCTAATGCACTTGTGGTAGTTTCTGCTACACTAATATTAGATGTAGCACTTAGTTCACCACCGATGTATAATTGTTTGCTATCAGTTGCAAAACCAAATTCTCCAGACCTTAACGGTTGAGGTAGATCTTGCTTCAAACCTCTACGTTGCTGAATCCTAGAAATTATTACATTATCGTTTGTTGTTACTGTTGCCATACTATTAAGTCTCCTAACTTACTAGTATTTATCATCTTTTGCTAATGTTTGTTATAATAGTCTGCAAGTCTATCAGACCATTTATCACAGTATGTATCGAACTCTTCGTCTTTAATCGTATATTCTTTAAACTTACTATCACGATCAACCATTAAGATTACAACTTTTCGTATATTTGTTCCCATCATTTCATTATGAGCCAATGCATAGGCACAACCTTGCATGAAGTAATCCTCAATCCATTCTCTTTTTTTAATTTTCTTTGCAGTTTTAAAGTCTATAATTGCTTCTTCACCTTCATACATACCAATTGCATCTGATGTTCCTGCATAAAGTCCTTCTGCAATCAATCCAACCTCTACTCCCCATAATTCATCTACTTTAGCAAGTCCATTGTTAATCATTTCTTCTGTCATAGACTTAGCCATAACACTTATAAAGTTATTACCTTTAATTTCGTATTCTTCATTCAGTATGAATTTTTCTAATGCGTTATGTACTTTAGTACCTAGACCTGCACTTTCTCTGCTGATACGATTTGCTTCTTCATCACCTACTCTCTTACGCCAGGCTATAAGGGCAGTTTTATCTCCGGTGTCTGAAAGGACTGTGGTTACACTAGGTACAGGTTTACCTGAATCACCAACGTATTGTCTTTGTCCGTTTTTTTGAGTTTCTCTTCGTAAGGCTGGGTAGTCGTATTTGTTCTTTAACATTAAATTTAAAAATTATTTTATATACTATGTACTTACCAGGATATGTTCCAGGTAATAGTATTATTTGAGCTAGAATTAGTTAAAATGGATACTCCGTAACCTAAGTTTACAAAATACTCTTTAACATAATTTATTTGATCTAATTTTGTTGGATTTGTTGTAATAGAGTTATGTACATTGTAATATACATTACTATCTGTCATTGTTGTTCCAGATGTAACATTTGCATAAAGTACGCCAGCATCAACATTTGCAAGGACAACATTTTCTATTGCTCTAATTTCGCCATGAATAACACTATTATTTCTAGTATTAGTTCTTGCTTGTGTGGCATTTACAAAAATATTAGCCATTATAACTCCGCTTTAATATCACTTAGTGCTTGG